TGGGTTCACAATCTATACCACCAAAATGGTCATCTCCCCCGCGTCGGTTTATTCGGGCGGCCGCCGAGCCGCCCATTTTTACGCGAGGATGCTGCCTTCGCCGGTGAGGTGATCGCCCCGCGGCAGGCCGGGCAAAATGTAACCAAGTCAATCCGGTGCACCTTACACTGCGGGACTGTTTTTCGCGGCATCGATCTCCTCCCGATCTTTACTGCGTTCGATCAGAGCGTCCAGGTCGTTCAGATCCACCCGATCGGCGCGGAATTGTGTGTCATCGCTTCCACTCGGATAACGCACAAACGGCAGTTTGCCTTCATTGATCCAGCGCCGGATCGTCCAGCGCGAAACCCCGGCATAACGCGCCGCATTCGAAATGTTCACCACCCGCATGTCGGCGCGCGAGACCATACGTTGGCGACGGCGTTTGAGCGGCGCGGTCACGATTTCAACTCCGTAATCGAGACGTAGGGGTCGCCCAGCTCACGCGGTGTGGTGCCGCGCTCCAGCTGCTCGACGGTGACGCCGGCTTCGAGCAGGAGTTCCTTACTGAGTTTGCCGCCTTTCATCGCGTGGCCCAGAGTGAAACGGAAGCTGGTGTAGCGCACACTCTGTAGATCGGCCGCGGCCAACAGTGCGGCCATTTCCATGTTGAGGGTCTTCAACTCGCCCTCGATCTTCAACTGCCACTGCCGCAACGCGACGCGGCGGGTAGCGAGGTGTTCGAATTTCGAGTCGCGCAGATAATCGGATGCGGTCCAGTCCGGAACAGGTTCCATTAGAATCCCCCTTTGGCACCACAGGGGCCTGAGCTAGTACCGTGGTGGCCGATGGTGTGGTGTGTAGTTGAGAGTGTAGTCATAGTGTAGCGCGCTCGCCAAGATATCGGGGGGCTATTTCAGGCTGCCCCAGAGGGCCGCGGAGACACCTTTGGCGCCGAGGGGAACACTGAGCCGGATCGCCTCCGTCATCTCCAACCGCACCATCGTATCGAGTACATCCCAACACGCCGGGTCGAATTCTAGGATTAGCTCGTCATGGATCTGTAAGATCGGCTCGCAGTAGTAGCCGGCGGCGTGCATCGCGGGGATGACGCGGGTCCAGATCCCGACCATGGCGAGTTTGATGATTTCCTGCGCGGTGCCCTGGATATCGTGGTTGAGCGCGATCCGCTCGGCCTCGGAGCGCAGCCGCTGGTTATCGGAGTGGATCCCGGGGAGATAGCGCAGCCGGCCGAGCATGGTGCGGGCGAAGCCGTAGCGGCGCACCTCGGCTTTCTTGTCCTCCATGAGCGAGCGCACGCCGGGATAGGCTTTGACGAGGTAGGCGTCAATCATCGCCTGGCAGTCCTCCGCCGAGCGGTCGATACCGCGGAGTTTGAGCTGCAGCTGTAGCCCGCGATCGGTGATCCCATAGACGATGCCGAAGCCGCAGTTCTTGGCCGAATCGCGCTGCCAGGTGCCTTTGGCGACCTGCTCCATGGGGAGGTCAAAGACGAGCGAGGCGGTCTTCTGGTGGATATCCTCACCGGCGTGGAAAACCTGGACCAGACGCGGGTCCTGGGAGCGGTCGGCGAGCACCCGCATCTCGATCTGATCCAGATCCCAGGAGCCCAGCACCATCCCCGGCTTGGCGCGAAAACCGTTGCGGACGGCCTTGCCGAGTGGTACACCGTCGAGCAGGCGCTGGCTCCGAACCGGGATCGCCATCAAGTTGGGTTCCGAGCATGCCAATCTCCCGCTGGGCACGCGTGTGATGCGCAACAAGGGATGAATGCGCTGATCGCTTCCGAGCCAGCGCCACAGCTTGTCGGCGTAGGTGCCGCGCATTTTCGATAACTCGCGGTAGTCGGAAATCATCCCGAGCACCGGGTCGTCGCTGACCAGGCGCAGCGTCTCGATCACCTCATCGGCGGTGGAGGGCTGCTTGGTGGCGGTGTACTGCTGCACCGGCAAACCCATCTTGTCGAACAGCAGCGAGGCCACCTGCAGCGAGGAATTGGGATTGATCCGCGCCCCGACGCGGGCCTCGATCTGGTCCAAGACCCGCGTCATCTCCGCGGTCAGAGACCGGCCCAATTGCTGGAAGTACTCGCGGTCGGCGCCGAAGCCCACCTGCATCATGCGATCGATCATCGGCACCACGGCGAGATCGAGCTGATAGACCGCATCGAGTTCCATCTCGTGGATGCGGCGCTTCAGGATCGGGTAGATCGTCATGGTGTCGTCGGCGTCGCCGGCGGAGTAGTCGACGGCTTTCTTGGCGCCGGCGGGACCGAACACCTCCTCTAGAGCGTCTAGACCGGCCTCCGGCATCGTGCCCATACGCGCCTCTAGGGCGTCGGTGGCCTCGGGCATATCGACTTTCAAGGCCTCCCAGCGGGCCAGCGGATTGTCCGCCCCAACCGGCTCGGATAACACCCAGGTGTAGCTCCCCCAGTGCGGGTAAAGCCGCGTCATGGCCAGGCGCGGCACGCGGCACTCTTTCCAGGTGACGATCGCGCCGTGCCATTCGAGTTTGCCGACGGTGACACCCAGCGAGTGCAGAAAGGCTTTCGCGACGGAGGCCTCCTTGCGCGTCTTGTTGCCGTCGGTGGAGTAGGAGATGTCGCCCTCCATCACCCCGAGAATGCCCTCGATGCGCTTGTTCAGCGACCAGGGCTGGCGCAGCTTCGGCTGGCCGTCGACGAAGACGATCTCCTCGGGCGCCGGGCCCCAATCGATGCGGGCGGCCTGTTCGAGCCATTCGAGAGCGAGTTTGCGCGAGGCCGGCCCGATGACTTCGAGGTAGCTCTCCCGGCGTAAACCGCGATATCGATAGGCTAGGGCTTTCAGGCCTTGGGGTTCCAGACCGAGCAGGAACGCCATGATCATGGTGTCGTCGAAGCGGAAGCCCTCGATACCTAGCTCTCTGAGGATAGCGATATCGTGCAGGCTGTTGTGGAGTACGAGGTGTTTCTCGGCGAGCCCGCGCGCCGTGCGGATATGGGCGGCGCGGATGACGGTGGCCCCGCCTGAGAGGGCGGACCACGACAAACCCCATGCCTTACCCGGCAGACCTTCCGTATCCACCGCGATCGGATCCGGCATCCCGTAGAACTTGATCGGGTCCACGCCGGTGTATTCACCGTAATTGAGCTTGGGGCTGTCAGGACATGTGTGTGGGGCCAGCTCTCCACATAGAACCCGTCGACAGTTGTCGAAGCCGTACCAGATGAGGGGCTGGAGATCACTATCGTATAAACGCAGATAGTTGGGGACGATGACGATGTCATTCCAACGGTGGGGAAGAGCATAGACGTCCTCCAGATTCACATCGCCCAAGAACCAACGCGTGGCCTCACGGCCCAAAGTCATGATAACTTCCGGCCGCACGTCTTCGAGAGTCCGGCGCAGCGTCGGCTCCCAGCGTTTGATGTCGGCCGCGGTGAGATCGCGGCCGTTCAAGAATTCCGGGCAGAGGTTGGTGAGATAAACGTCGCCGCGCTCCAGGCGTAGGACCTGTTCGAGGTAGCGTAGCAGCTCTTTGCCGACCGCGGCGCGGGGGTGGAAGGGGATACCCGAGCGGGCTTCCCACTCGCCAGGGGACTCCCCGATGATCATTAACCGAGCGGGTTTGGGTCCGTGACCATGGACGATCATGTCATCGTACCAGGGAGCGCCAAATGAGCAGACTACGCGCGTGGCAACTGATCCGCTCGGAGTCCTCGTAACGATGGGTGCTCTCAATCAGGCCGATCGCAGCGACGCGCCGCATCACCGGCCCCAAGGCGCGGTTGTCGTGGACCTCCAAATCCGGATGCTTGGTGATTAAGTAGCGCCACACCATATCTGCGGTGAATTCGTCGTGATCCGCTGCCACGTCACAGACTGCGTCGAAGGCCGCCTCCTTCCACTCGTCATTGGAGTGGTGATGGACCGATGCGATCGCGGCTTCGCGCTCCACCTCTGCTCGGCTCTTGTTGAAATTCTCGAAAGGATCTTGTCCCGGTTCCATATACACTCACCTCCCGAGGTGTCCTATGAGTCTGCTGACCCTGATCCTCATCCTGGTCGTCGTCGGTGTCGTCATGTACCTCATCAACCTCTACGTGCCGATGGACGGCACCATCAAACGCATCATGAACATCGTCGTGATCATCATTCTGCTGATCTGGCTGCTACAGGTCATCATTGGGCCGTTCCCCGATATCCGTATTGGGCGGTGAGGCCGCACGCTTTTTTCGCCACAGGTCCGCGACCACACTGGCCGCGAGCTTGGGGCCGACCCCGGTGATGCGGCGCCACTCCTCCGCCGGCGCCAGGACCATATCCACGACTGAGGAGAAGTGTTCCGCCACCGCCTGCGAGCGTTTCCAGCCGATGCCTTTCAGCTGCGCCGCCACCCGGCGCACGAGGCTGGTCGGGTAGAGGATCGGCTCATGCGAGGTATCGAAGGCCTGCCCGGAGCGGTGCTCCGCATACATCTTGTCGGTCCACCAGTGATACAGCTCCCCGATCAGCGCCCCGGTCTCCTGCCGGTTCTGCGAGCGCCGCAGGCGCACCCCGTATTGGGTTTCGATGGTGGTGAGGAACCCTTCCAGGTCGCGGAACTTCCAAGCCTTGGTCCCGAACGGCGCCATGATCCACTGGCCGCGCCCGCGCGGGACCTGCAGGAAACCGGTGCCAGGCTCAGGCCGGTAATGGCCCTCGATGATGAGATACACCACATGGTAATCACGCAGCAGGCCCGGCAGCTGATGCCCCGAGAAGCGGCCGTTCAACATCGACTGGATCATGTCGCTCAGGGTCTTGACCTCGATGCCGACGAGCACCGGCGCCTCCTCTGGCCCTTGACCGATGAAGGAGGCGTCCCCGAACTGCAACGAGGTCAGCGTCGCCGTGCCTTCGGCGAAGTAACGGATCAGTTCGCGCGAGCCGACGCGGCCATCAATGTAGAGCATCGGCTTGCTGCCGGCGCGCCCGGCGATAGGCGCGCTGATAGGCATTCCACCACTCCCGGTGCCGGGCACAGTGCCGGGCATCGACGCGCCGCGCATTGCAACGGGCACAGCGTCCGTCCTCCACCGCCAGCAGCTGCCGGCTGTATTCCGCCTCGGAGTGCAGGGAGAGGTGCAGCTCACATTGTTTGCGGCCCGGGACCGCATCCTCAGCGCAGTGGTAGTAGTTGCATCTCATGACCAGTCCTTATCGATATCGGTGCCGGGGAACACGTCGGAGGCGAGCACCGGAAACGAGTTCATGCGGATATCCCCGATCTGGGTATAGACGCGCCCGGTCAGTTGCGGCGTCTGCGTGCATTTCAGGACCTTCGCCTGGAATGGGGAATCGCTGTCCTCGGGGTTGAACACAGTCTGGACCATGACGGCGCAAGCGAAGGCGATATCGGAAAACCCAGCGCGCTCTTTACGCCCGGTCTTGCGCCCTTTCTCTTTGCCGTCGGTGCCGATGTAGTTCTGCCATTCGTCTTTGAGCCGATGGATCATGATCAGGTTGGTGTCCGACTCATAGGCCTCGCGGATCAGCCGGCGGAACTTATTATTCGTTTCTACGTAGTGGTGCGGCATCACGTTGGTGAGCTTGCCGAAGGCGGCGAGGCGACACTGTTCCCACACCTCCGAGGCCGTGTCCCAGACAATGGAGCGGATCTTCGGCGACTGGATGGCGCGGTGATAATCACTGGTGAATTTCGTCCACAGACCCGTCGCCAGTTCCTTCGCTTTCGGGTCGTCCGGCTCGGGGATGTCGTATTCGCACTTGTAAATGGTTTTCGTCGCCGCCCACTTGGCGAGGGTGTGGTCGGCGTTGAGATCGAATTTGAAGAAGGCGATCGGCGGCGGCGCGGTTAAGGCGAGATCGGTTTTGCCGGTGCCGTAGTCGCCTTCGATCGACATCACCATCCGGCGGCGGATGGTGGCGTCGACGAGTCGGAAATTACTGCCGAGATCTGTCGTCTGCGTACTCACTCTATATCCATCCTTTCACTCGGGCGTGGTTGGAGACCATCTGCCATGCCTCTTCGAGATCGCGGTCACTGAATTCAAACTGCCAGGCCTTGGCCTGCGGGCCCGAGCCGCGCCAGTCCCCGACGATGTACCAGACCCGGAGACGGGCCCGGCGCGTGCCGATGGCGTAGCAGTAGCACTTGATCTGCACCAGCCAGTGCCAGTACTTCGGCCCATCGATGGGATGGGCGCTAGAGAGATAGGTGGCCTTGTACTCCTCCAAAGCCCAGTCGGTGAGATCGATCGCGTCCGGGGACATCGCGATCCCATCGCGATGGAATTCCCCCGGCCGGATCAACTCCCCATTGCGCCGCTTCAATGCGACGTCGAGGAACACCTGTTCGAGCATCTGTTCCCAGGCGAAGCCGACGGCGAAGTACAGCTCCCGCGTCGCGGCGTCGGCGGCGTTGTAGCGCTCGCCGTGCGCCGCGCGGTCCAGTTCGCGGATGATCGTTGACAGATGCAGCCCAGAAGAACGGGTGCTAGCATCGGAGAAGTCCGCCGAGTTGAACGGGCACGCCAGTTCACTCAGCTGCATCGGGCTCCCTCTCTGGGGTGTGCTGGTCCCAGGCGCAGGCGTCGCATCGACTCCAGCGGAAGTTCCAGCAATCGAGACACACGAATTTGTCGCAGCCGGCGCACTGGCCCAGCTCGACGTCGAACCTGCCACAGAGCGCACAGGCGCCTTGCATCTCAACCTCCGACGTACATCACCGCGCCGCGCTCGGCGTCGTAGAGGATGCCGGCGTCGACGAGGCCTTTCAGGAAGCTGTCCTGCACGATCAGCTGCAGGATGGCGGAGCGGTCCGGATCGGTCTGCACGCGTTTGAAGACGGCGGTGGAGATGTCCTTCTTCTGCATCTCCGGGCCTTCGGCTTTGAGCACGTCGACGAGCACGGCCTG